GACCCAGTAGTGGCTTCTAACGCTTCCACCTACGCCAGATCAGTTTCCATTACTGTCGGGCCAAGTCTGAATCCTTACCTAGCAGCAGGTGATTGGGTTACCTTCTCAACCGGCCAGATGTGTAGGGTAGCGGAAACCGTCGACACGTCATCACCTGGCAACCCATACACCCTAAACATTTGGCCTCATCTATGGTTGCCCGTTGCCTCTGCCTCCACGGTGACGGCATCGAGACTGTCGAGCGTCTACGGTGTCTTCAGGTTGACGAGGCCTCCAGCATGGACGGCTAACGTGGCTAACCTTTACAGACCTTACACATCCTCGATACAAGCGGAGCAAGTCATCTTAAGGGAGGCGGTGGTTTAACTATGCCTAGAGGACTCTCCACAGCTTTTGAGGATGCGCTAGAGGCGGAAATCCTGGTTCCCGTCATTACGGCATCGCTCGACTTTGAGAACGACCCTTTGTTCGCTTGGTCAGGGTTGGGGACGTTGTTTTTCGACGGGGATAATTACGTAGGTGTCGAGGGTGCCTTTGCATTAGAACCTTTCCGCGATACCGCAGACACTCGAATCTCTTCGCTAAAGTGTCAGCTTGGGTATGTTCAAAACGGCGACCTTCCAAACCTTGAAACGGATTCTTGGGAAGGCAGAGACGCGGTGTTTCACGTCGTCATGCTCGACCCTGACGACTTAACAATCATCGGCAGCGAAGAGATTTTTCGAGGACAGATGGACACGCTTTCTGTGGAAGTTAAAGAGAAAGACTCTATTCTAACACTGACAATTGTGAACGAGATGACGAAGCTCAAACAATCATGGGGGGCGACCTACTCAGTAGCCGATAGCTTGGCCGGTGCATTCCCCAACGACACTTCTATGAGGTTCCTCCCTAACATCCAAGGAAAGAAAATCCAACTCTAGCCATGACGACAACTCAATACCTCCAAGAGTCCTTAGCGAAACCCTACCGTGTAGGTAAGTGGGATTGTGCCTTGTTTGTTGCCGGTTGGGTCGACCACTTGGCAGGGGTAAACCGTCTAGGACATTTCCAAGGCAACTACCGAAAGAAGGACGAAGGGCTGAGGAAGTACGGACCTTTGCGACGAAGGGTATCTCATGAACTAGAGTTGTTAGGGTTCGTTCTACATGAGACGCCAAAAGAGGGAGACGTCGCGATCATCCGAGGAGACATGGTTGGCCTGGTTTCCAAGGTCGGCGAAGTGCTAGCAGTGACTACGATCCTCGAAAACACCCTACAAGGTGGCTTCATGACACTTCCTAATGAATACGCGAAAGGGTTCTACCGATGGGAGAAATAGCAGCGGGGGCAATTCTGTTTCTGGGAGGTGCCTCATCAGGCGCCGCCATTACGACTGGCGTCATCGTTAAGGCGGCGCTAACAATTGCGTCAGTCTCTTACACTGCCTTCTCGGGATACAACAATTACAAGGCAAGCAAGGCCGCTAGGAAACGTCAATTGCGGCAGGAAAGAAGGTCGAGCTTCCTTAACTTCAGAGACCCTGTCCCATACAAGCGAATTGTTTTCGGCGAGACAAGAGTGGGAGGCCCGATCCTATTTGCGCATTCTGAGCCTCAAGGGGAGGTCCATCTGTTTATCGCGCTAGCTAGTCACCCGGTTGAATCAATTGATCAGGTGTACATTAACGATGAACCCATTTCTCTTGATGTGAGTGGGAACGCTACGGGCAAATATGCTAACGTAGTGACCTGCCACAAGATCGATGGGGGAGGTGTTAACGAGGTGTATGATAGGATGGTGGATGAGGGAATTGGCCCGGCCGACTCTGGGCCGATCACCGTGACGGATGAGTTTCCGGGCATTGCGGGTCTCTACGTTGTCCTTCGGAAATGGTCTCGTAAATTCGCAGGTGATCAACCAGAGTTCTCCGCAGTCATCAAGGGTTGGAACGGCATCATGACAGGAAACTCGTATGACCCAGATGGGTACGTTTTCGGCTACTCCAACAACCCGGTGGAATGCGCTAGAACTTACATGCTGTATTTCATGGGCATCAACGCTTTTAGTTCAACCCGTTTCGCGGACTGTTCTGACGCCATTGATTACTGCAATGAGTTAGTGAATCTCAAAGCGGGGGGAACGGAGAAGCGCTACACTTGCAACGGCATAGTCATGGCAGATCAGCCTCATGAGGAGGTGCTAGAGCAACTTGCCAACAGCTTTGCAGGAGCGATACGGTACACTAGCGGTAAATGGTCGATAGTAGTGAAACCTGTGGAGGACGGTTCCGCGATCATCAGTGAAGATAAGATGCTCTCAACCTATCGGTTTGACTATAACAGGTCTACTAGAGACCTGCCAAAGGGCATCAGAGGGACTTACGTAGATCCAGACAGGAATTGGCAGGAGACTGAGTTTCCTACCCTGGATGCTCCTGGTGTACTTGCTCACCAGGATTATCTAGACCTCGAGCTTCCCTTTACATCGAGCCTAAGCGCTGCCCAAAGAATCAGTAAGGTGTTCTTGTTTAGGGCTAGAGCAGAGGAGAGTGTTAAAGTCTCCATGCTCCCCTCGTCCTTGCGATCTATACCAGGAGACGTGGTCACGTTTGATTCAACGAGGCTCGGGAAATCTATTTCAATGGAAGTGGTGGACACTAGTTTTACTGTTGAGAGTGACTCGCAAGGGCAACTTCGAGTTGAGACTACGTTAGGCTTGCAATCTTACGATTCAACCGCATGGGATTGGGATCCTGCCACTGAAGAGCAGGACCTACCAGAAGGGTCTACTAATTTAGGCGGAATCTATGCGCAAGGCCCTACGGGGCTTACCATGGTAGACAGTGTCTTCAACCTAACGTCCTCCGCAATTAGAGTGGACATTGAGATGGATTGGACGAACCCAGACTACGTTCCCGGGGGGGCGGCGCTAGATCGGACTCTTTATGAGATCGTGATAGAGTTTACCATTGACCCTGGTGGAGGTGCTCCTCACGAAGTTGTTACGCGAGAGAAGACTAACGTGGTCGGGGTAGATCCAGGCGCAGGGGGCTTCCGGCCCGATCCTATCGACGGTAGCGCGGACATTGTGCTAGGGGCTGCGGTTAACAAAACTGTTAAGTTTATCTATGAGTGGCCTGGGAGTTACACATATGTCTCGTATGAGGTTATCACTCGTCGCATTCGGTCAATTTACTCAAACGACGCAAAGAGTGAGTGGCTTTACGCGCCAATTCCCCCTGGAGAGGACTTAACAACTATTGCAGGGGCAACTCTAACAACTATTGCAGGGGTAACCTTGACAGAAATCGAATAAATCAACCGACACTATTATGGCAAACTTTACAGACTTCAGCGCAGCCACGACCATTGCAAGTGGCGACTACCTAGAAGGGCACTTGGCATCTGAGGCAAGCGGTAGTGAGCGCAAATTCACGGCTTTAGCTGTGGGTCAAGGTGCATTCACGCACGCAGGACAATACGCGGAGTTGAACAACCAGAGCAACGGCACCGCCCTAACAATCACTGCTGCATCTACTGATTTTTCTAACAAGGTGCAAATTCCGTTTTCAACAGCATCTTCGGTTGAACAAGGACTTAATGCAAATAACGCCACGGAGGACATTACCGTGGGCACGACCGGAATCTATCACGTTAGCGTGTCCCTCAGCTTCAGTGGAGGCGCAAACGAAACCTATTCCTTTGCTGTGTTTGCTAACAATGGGGCCAACCAACTTACGACACGCGCAACACGTAAGGTTGGCAGCGGTGGGTCTGTGGGGAACGCAGGTATTTGTGGAAACGTCTCCGTTGCCGCTGGGGTAACGTTAGAAGTATGGATTCAGAACGAAACATCCACTGACAACTGCACCATCGAAGACGCAGTGTTCTGCGCGTTTCGGATCGGTTAACACAGCACCCAAGTCCCTTTTCGAATGTCCCGAAAGATCTTGGCTTGCCCGTGGAGAGACCAAAGCTGGGCCACCATTCCCCATCTAGTGTTGTCAGAGTGGTCCACTGTTCTCGAGGTGAACCCCTTCAGATAATCCTGGATGATCTGCTCACGTAGGACTTTGTGAGGGGTTTCGCCTTGGTCACGTAGTCTTGCTAGAATGATGTCAGTTCGAGCCTTGTCTAGAGCACGGGCTCCGTATTTAGAAGGGTGCATTATCCTCGTCTGCGTCTGTTGTTTCGTCTTCTTCTAGTGGTTGGATAGTGTAGACCATCCCGTCCCTAGTCCGCTTCTTCTCGTATCCTGGGTCACCAGCATCTAGTTTGTCTTTCAAGTGCCATCCTAGTTGAGTCGGTTTTTTGAAGATCTTGCCCGCTGCACCTGAGTTGTCTACCACTATCCTATCGTAGAGCTCAGAGCAAAGCCCGACAAATGGTTCAGTTAACCCTTTACGGAATGCCGCTAGAACCTCGTCCCCGGGTGCTTTAGGTCCAACTTCCAGGATCTTCTTCTCTAGTTCAGGGTCTACCCAAGGACGAATCCCGAACCTGCCTCCCAGATAACTAGGTTCGTGTGTATAGTCTAACAACCACGCACCAAGGTGAGGAAGTTCTTCCTCGAGCTCTTCGTTAGTGATCCAAGGGTCTATGTTCACCGCGTTGGCTTTGAGAATGAGTAACTTGTCTTTTATGTTGATGTCAGTTCTAGGAAGCGCGTTGAGTGATTCATAGTCATCGTTAGCCGTCATATAAATGCGCCCGGTCCAACGGATCATGATAGGTGCTTGGTACATGGCTCGACATGGCAAGTCATCATTCGCTAACACTCGTTTAAACTTCTTTGAAAACCTTGAATGCTCAGACCATGACGCTTTGTTGGCTACGTCATCCAAAGTCCAGACGGGGCTAGTGACTAGGTTCTCATTGAAATTGTCGCCATCGACTAGGTAAGGGCTAGCGTCTACAACTCCCCCTAACAAACGTCCACAGATTTGATTCGCTGTGAAGGTCTTGCCGTTACCAACCGGCCCAGCGATGATGCAACCCAAGCCGCGTTGAGGGTCCTCGTTGACTCCGCAACGGTATGCATGCGCTAAATGCGCTAGGAAACGTTCTCGAGGCTCTTTGACGAAGAATTCTTCGAAGAACTCTTGAAGCCGTGGAAAACGTTCCCCCCATTCCGCAGAGCTAGGGGCAGGAGTTAGCGCGCTAACGTTCCCTATGTTAAGCTCGACACCATCGGCAGGGTTGTTAGGGTGCCGAACCCCTGGACGAGTGTAGAACATCGAGATTACCTTGAGTTGTTTATCGTCTCGTATGTGCATAGCGGCCCGAGAAACAGGGGAAGCACCTCCCCCTTCAGGGGATCGGTTAGAGAGTCCCATGCAGTGCAGGTCCTCTTTAATCTGGGTCTCGTTACGGCAGACCCACCTTCCGTGTGCGTTTGGTTTCCAGTAACTTTTGGAATCAAACCAGATGTCCCTAGAAGGATCCGTCAGCGCGGTCTCCTGGTAATGGCTTACTTCTTTACTCCCTAACAATTCCTCATCTCTCCAAGGAATGAACCCACGATCTGAGGTGAAACAAGTTAGACCAGTTTCCCTAACAACCACCGAGAATGAATCACCGTCATCGTCCCAGAAACGAACGCCGCGCGATCCAACCTCAAATGACTCCCAACCTCCCGGCCATTTGTTTGGGTATTTCTCCGACAAGTAATTCCGAACCTTGTCAATTGGCACCGCTGCGTCTCCGGAATCCTTAAACCGGAATTTCTTTGAAGCACACATGAACCATGCATGAACTAACGTGTCCTCAATCGGTTTCCCTTCTCCTGCCCATTCCCTACCCACTTCGTAGTATTGTGAGGGATTACGAAACGCCTTTTTGTCATAACCTGGAAGAGCAGGGAGGGCCAGTTTCGTCTCTAATGTCTCCATAAACTTCGAGGCTAACCCTGACACGTTCCCCAAGTGGATTGGGTTCTCGAATAGATAGTGCAGATGATAGCCTCCACTAAAGGATCGGCTTATGAAGCTGGGCTCGTAGCCTTTCGAGAAGTTCAACTCGACTGGGGCGCAATCAAGATCGACGATGACACCTCGACAAGTGACAGGTGGGTTATGTTTCGAAATGCGCTCGTTTCTAGAAAGACCTTCCCATCCTGACAGAAAGCAATGCTTCGTGTCAGGGTCTTTCCATTGCGCGGCCCATTTCCGCTTGTTCGATGGGAACCCTAAAACTGAAAAGGAGCTTGGGTCATCAGTAAGAAGGGCTTCATTGGATACTAAGTTGGCGAGGTATCGGAACATGTTACGAAGGGTCCGGTGGGGCAATTAGATGGGAGCGGATTGCATCTGACAGTCCTCCCCAGGTGACCCTCGGTGGAACTGGGGGCATGGAGAGCGCGTAACGGTAACGGGAATCCACCGGTATGAGCTTCGCTAGTCTACTCATCTTGTCAGGCCCAGAGTAAGCGGCGACCATATCAAACGTGGATCTGACGTGGACAAATCCCCAAGACGCCCTAGCAAACTGACACAAAGGGCAGTCGTCTTTTGATAGGGTGTCGACCCATTCAGACGGCGGGCGCGATGATGCGAAATCTGAGAGATCCTCTAACGTAATGTTCATGAAATAAATTCCTCTGCTTCCTCTTCTGGATCTTCGTCATCGGGAAGTGCGTCGAACGTTCTCCTCGCGGCATCCGCAACTAGCCATTCCACCGCTAGGAGCGATGCGTTCGGTTGATCACAGTGGATTGAGTGACCAGAGGCTAAATGGAGCTCGCATGTGTCGACCGCGACCACTTGCCGTAAGTCAATTACGAGGGTGTCAGTGACCAAGACGCCGGCTTCAACGGTTTCTATGTGTGGGCCAGGGTGGAACTTTTCGGATAGTCTTCTCATCACTTTGTGTATTTGGTTAGGAATTGAGTGTCTACGCTCAGAGGTAACTCTTGGCACCATTCAGGCGGGGTCTCTAGGATTGATTGTAAGATGGTGCTAGCGTCTACTGCCTCATCCACGGGAACCTCTAACAGCACCTCATCGTGAACAATGAGGACTGGTCTAAAGTGGCCACCAAGATCCTGAAGCTTGAGTAGGTGCTCCGCGAAGATGTCTCGGGCGGTTGCCTGGACGAGGTTCTCAAACAATAAACCGCCATATACTTTCCTGACGCCTTGGCCAAGGATCGGAGTGCATGTGAGCTCTCTGCCTGAGTAGTGAGGCTTATGATAGACGATGTCTCTCCCACTAGGCAGAGGCATACGGTGTTCCTTGGTTCCAGGCGCTCTGGCACTTTCAGCAAAACTAGCTTCGAGCCGTTTCCACGCCGCGACGATGCCCGGGTTAGAGCGCCGATAGTCACTGACGACGTGCTGAGCTTCCTCGGAGGTGATGTCCAGCCCTCCCAGGATCCTAGCTACGTCTACGAACTTGGCGGCGCCACACCCAAACCCTAGACCAAGCACTCGCGCCTTAGCTAACTGTCGGCCTTGAGGGTCCGCTTCCGACATAGGGCGAGAATCCTCGTAACCCATAGTTAGCCTAGCGTGAGCCTCGTAGAGATCAACCCCGCTGGCAACCATGTCTAGCTGTGCAGTGTCCTCAGCTAGCATTAAGGCAACCCTAGCTTCAATCTGTCCGTAGTCTGCCTGCACAAGAACGTAGTCGGGCCTGGAGATAATCAGCGAACGAACGTCTACCCCTGAGACTGCCTTTCTCGGGAAGTTTTGCACGTTGACACCTGCGTCACCGCTCCACCTGCCTGTCTTAGCACCGAAGTACTTGAGACCATAGGGCATTCTGTCGCACTCATCAGCTAACGATTCCATGCGCTTGACTAGCTCGCACGTTCGATTCAACGAGCGATGGTTTCCTAGCGCTTTGGCGAAGGGGTGCTCGTCTCCATATTTACCAATCCACGCTTCGAACTCTGCTGACGTCTTCGCCATCGACTTCGGAGGGTCAATGCCTTTAATATGGCAATACTCTTTAACCGCCTTTGGACTAGTGGTAGGAATGATTTTGCCCTTGGCGTCTTTGGAACCATGCCACGGAATGTCTGCCGAGTTCTCATAGATCTCAGTCGCTAACCTGAGTATATACTCATTCGCCCGATCCACGTCCAGTTGGAACCCTCTAGCACACATCTCACGTGTTAGCCTGGACACCCTACGCTCGTTCTCCGGCCATTCGTGACAATAACTGAGCCACAACTCAAGGCACCTATCACTGTCCTGTTGAGCATAGTCTACGAGTTCATAAATGGTTTCCTCGTCAAGCTCATCCCAGTGCCTACCCTCCATCATCTTCCGAGTGTCTTTAGAAACCTCTTTGCCAAGAAGCTCCATACACGCGGTTTTAAGATCTCGTTTACAGCCCAGATAGGCTGACATGTCTGCGGTGCATTCCCATGAGCCTGGCATCCCGTAGACATCTGTTAGTTTGTCCCCGTTTATGTCGACGCACGCACGGTAACAGGCTTCGTCGAACGCGGCGTTATGAGAGACCCAGACCCAATCAGGCCCGGTGAATTCGTCCCATGGTATCGACCGGGGTTCTCCTACGTGTCCGCCGTCGCCGGCTATTGACGCTGAAACTAGATAAATGTCAGTGTCTGGGTGAGTCACGTATCCTTGCAGACCCAATGAGCTAATGTTATGCTCCTTTGAATAATAGGTCTCAAAGTCAATTGCGGCGACGTTAAGGTCTTTCAAATTATATTTCTTCACTTTGTCATTTGGTTATCGCGCTCCATGATCTCTGCTAACTTTTCCCAAAGGCCTCGGTACTTGCGGTTAGGGTTTGATAGATGTCGTATGGTTGCAAGCATCGCCTGCTCTCTCGTCGCACCCCGCTTCTCCGCAGCATAAACGGAGTCTCGGAACGTGCATTCGGTGCATCCTAGCGCTTTGGCCCATTCTCTAGCTTGTGCAGTCTTCCCTTGGAGCGTGAACCCTTGACGAACTTTTCTGTGTTTCATACGTTTTCGGGTGAAGTATGATGTTATTAATGGTTTCTTTGGTGTTGGTACAGTCTAACGTTAAGTCGATGTCACTGGGTTCCAGTCCCTCTTCGGTTGCGTGCGATCCATCGTAGGGGATGCCGTCACGGGACAGCTCAACCACAATTCCACCACGGTTTCTAATGGCTGATGCTTCGTTAGGGAAACGAACGTCATCGATGATGGCGAGGTGGCTATCGCATTGGTCAATCCGGGCCATGAGTAGGTCAACCCAGATGTCTTGACCCACCTTCTCACGTCCCCATTCGGTTCCAAGGGATCTCATGAGATCTCGAGTGCTCTTACCGTTATAAACGGGGGCTCTCTTATCCTCGTAATTGATCGAGAGCCCCATGATGTAGAGACCCATTCGAATGTTCCCTGCGAACGAGAACAGCTCTCCATAGGCGAATGGCGTTAGTCGCCGAGCTAGGTAAGACTTGCCAACCCCAGCGGGGCCAGCGAGTCCGATTATGTTAGTGTCCATGCTTGTTGGTTGGTTGGTTATTGGTTATTGGTTATTGGTTATTGGTTATTGGTTATTGGTTATTGGTTGTTTCCATGGGGCATGAGTTGCATTTAATTGGCCTCTTGTCAAAAGGCTAACATTGGTAAAAAACAAAAGGGCCTTGTAAGGTTTTACCCCTACAAGGCCCAGCCAGTAACCAGCTGGCACCCAACAACTTACCCTAACCCACCTATTTCCCTGGCGAGAGTTTCAAGAGTTTCTGGAGAGACTGCCGGGCCAGCTCCTCCCCACTTAACTAGCCTCATCACGTCACCTTTCCAAGCTCGAGTGCCGCTCACCATCTTAGTAACCTTGTTATAAGATGCGCCTCCGTAGTCGAGGTTGATTTTGCGAGCTATCGCCTTGGCGAAATCGAGACTGAATCCCCTAGCCCAAAACGAGCAAAGCACGTATTCACGACCTCCAGCGGAGATAGAAGAATCGTCCTCAATGCCATCTGGAAGCACCACTGCTAGGTTGACGATGCATAGCCTAACAACGTCCTCTTTTTCTAGACCCGCCTCTAGGAGCTCTTCGTTGGTCAAGATGTTAGGAGGCGTTAAGTTGCTTGGGTCATATTCCCTCTTCTCTTGCCATCTCCATTGTGTTGCTAGTACTATGGTTGAAAGCTCCTGGCCTAGATCAAGGCGCTTGTCGTATAGCAGGGAGCCAATGAGGGAAGGGTCTTGCTTTCCCTCTTTAGACATAGGCCCAACCAGCTTGAGCCCAGGAAGAGAAACACCGTATTCCTTGGTGTCTTCGGGGGTCAAGCCATCGATGCCGTTAGCAGCAGCGGAGTGTGTAGTTAGTTCAACGGCGGAGTTGTTTACTTGTAGTTCTGTTTTCTTGTTGCTCATGTGTTTCTGCGTTTCTGCGTTTCTGTTTTTTGTTAAGGATCCGGCTACTCTAGCAGAGTCTTTAGATCTCCCGGCTTCCACGGGGTCATTGCTAGTGTGTCCAGATCGAAGTTTCTGCTGGTCAGGATGTGGGCCATTGACGCACTCACAAAGGCATCTTGTGCGGTGAGTCCTGCTCTCAAATAGGCACCAACAACTGTCGACCATCGATCTCCTCCTTCTAGCAAGATCTTCTCCGCTTTCTTTGGGCCTATTCCTGGGATGCCTTTGTAACCGTCGACAGAGTCGCCAGCGAGCGCTTGAACTAGGAAGTTGTGTCTTGCCTGGGCGGGAGATTGAGTCTCGTATTCTCCGCTTTTGAAATTATACCAAGTAACATTTGGTAGTGTGCGGCAATCCTTGTCTAGACTAGTGATTAAATTGCTAGGGTCACTTGTTGCCATGATTCCTAACAAATCATCGGCTTCGAGTCCCTCGATGGTCCAGCCTCGGCGTTGCGTTAGAATCCAGTTGCGGAGCTCTGTTAGTCCTGGAGGCTTGGGTTTACCTTTTCTGTTAGCTTTGTAGAGAGGAAAGATCTCTTTCCGAAAGGAGCTTTTAGACGAGAGACAGCAGACATAACTGAAGATACCTGTCTGTTTGCACAATTGCTCGAGGGACTCATCAAAAATCTCCTTCGGGTTAGGGTAGCGTTCCGTTAGTGGGTCATAGCTTTGTGCCGCGAAGCATGCGCGATAAAGAAGGATGTCCGCGTCGATGTAAAGCGTCTTATATTTCTTTAGTGGCAGGGTCATTACTTACGTCGTTAGATGCATGGTAACCGTTGGCCAAAGCAGGTCAATCATAGCCGGATCTCAAGGTCTCTTGCTAACAAGGTGCCAAGGTCATTCGCTTTGGTCTCTAACGCTTTCTTAATTCTGCTCTCAAACTCGCAACCTTCAGTGAATAACACCAACTGATCAGTGCTAGACTTCGAGTTGGCTCTAACACATCTACCAAGGACTTGAAGGAAAGTGACCAAGTCAGCCGAGGGAGAAATGATAGTAGTTCTAGGGCGACCGTAGATGTCAGATAGAGAGTCGAGACCGGTCCCGCCAGCGCTTGCCATGACTATTACAACGGTGTCGGCGTTGCCTTGGAATCGTCGTTCTGATAGCTCCCTATCTGCTCTAGACTGTCCTCCATATATCTGAGAGGAACGAAGTCCTTTTGATCTCAGCGATGAGACAAGCTCTTCTCTAGTAGCCGAGAAGTTGACGAAGATCGGCACGCTATGTCCTCTGTTAGTGGCTTCAACTGCAAGCTCGACAATTGAAGGCACTTTGCCTAGTTCGGAGATCTGTCTTCCTCTTAATGCCTCGACACAAGCACTCTCCGCTCGGCCCTTGAGCTCCTGCAGCTGTCTAGAATAATCCGTGTCAAGATTCTTTGCTCCAGGCACTGACATAGGTACCAACGTGGATTTGGGGAATCCTTCGATTTTGCTAGTGTCGATGCCGCCGATTCGGTCTCCAACCTTGTCCCGAACTCTCTTCCATGCGGTCCGGTCGGTAAACTCGAGACCTCCGAAGTAAGCTTGTCTGCAACCTCCTTCAAACTGAGTCCAGT